GAAACTTTTTATCTCATGCACTTTAGCCAAATTAATATATTCTTTTTTGCCCTTTTCTGGGTACTGGTCTATTATTAAATGAACTTCGTCATTTTTAAAAGTCTTTAGAATAGCCTGAGTTTTATTCAAGCTTCTTTCGTGACTTAGCAATATTATAATCATTCAAAAACCAATCCAAAATTCTTTGAGATAAAGTGAACCATGATTGCTTTATTTTCCATAATGTCCATCTCTAATTTGTGCTTAGCATTTTTGAATTCTACTTTAGTATTGTCATAAGATTCTATCTTATTATAATCATGCTTAAGATGCCAAGTTTCAGATAAAGCGTAAATGGGCACGTTATTCTTTTTTACTTTGTATCCCATAATAGTTTCGTTATCATAGCCAAAAGCTGCTTCTATATTTGAAGGATATATAGAATCTGTTTTTAATTCTTTCATTGTAGAAATTACATCTTCTATATCACCAAAGTAATCTAATCTATCCATGACTTGCTTACTTGCCATCATAATGCCGGTGTTAAATATCATATGGTCTGGATCAATGAATTCTTCGCTTAATAACGCATGAGCGTTCCAATATTTAGATTGCGGATTTCTAAAATCTCTATTGTATTCTTTGAAATAATCTGATCTATTAGGATATACGCCAGCATCAAAAGGAGTAGATACGTTACAGCAAATACACGTTTCTGCATTCAAATAGTTAAACGCATCTATAGTGTCTACAAAGCATACGTCAAAATCCACATATAATACTAGGTCATATTGCTTTACTAATTCGTCAAGCAAATACACTTTGTAAAGATTAACCACGTCATATTCAGAAAGATCTGGAAACCTATCAAAGAATTCCTCGTATTGTTCATCGCGAGTAAAATGCAAATATTCAGCACCGATTGCATTTGCGTAGTCATTATGATTTTTATACAAGCTTGATGAATGCTTAGCTAATCTTTCTTGTGTTCTTTTGCTTTTATTAACAGGATCGTCAAAGCTACCTTTTGGATTATCTAATCTCTCATCGGGTATTTCAATATAAATCGAATAAATTAATTTTGTTTTATCGTTAAAGAATATATTAAACTTTTTACTAATTATGTGCGCGATTTCTATACTAGACCAATCTAACGCGTTTAGCTTTTCATCAACAATGTAATGCCAGTTTTCCTGCATTAAAACATACGGAATATCATGTTCTTCTAAAATATACGAAAAAATAGATTCGTTATTTGGATAATAATACATTCTTAAATACGTCGAATTTTCTAACGAATCGTATTTTAACTTATCTATTTTATTAATAATTTCTGGCAACCTATCTATAAATTTGATAGACTTAATATGCTGGCTTTTACCAATCATAATTCCAGTGTTAATAACGTGGCAATCTTTACCATCTAAAAGATCTTTTGTAATGTGATATTTTAGTGTAGGATTGCGTTGACCAATTGAGTGTAGAACTACAGAATCTATTTCTTTATTTAAAATGTCGTAGTCTTGATCTCTAACGTGAATACCTTTTGATAAATCTAATTCTTCGAATACGTTTTTAGTTGTATTAAAAAGAACATCCATGTCTACGTACATTACTTCATCGAAGTCTTCAGCAAGCTCTGCCATAAGGTGGTGCTTATACAAGTTTACTTTTGCAAATTCAAAGCCGGCGGCAACATCGAAATTGTTCATAGTATTATAAAACAAAATAAACTTTACACCAATTGATTCAGCATAATCTTGTTTATTTTTAACTAATCTATCAAAGTAATCATTTATTTGATTTACCTGAAACGAAGCAAGACCCCATTTATCATCTGTCTGATTAATGTCGTCATACGTTGCAAATATTACTCTTTTCATATGCCTATTACCATGTATCTTTCATAATCATTATTTGGACTATACTTTTCAGCATACCATACTCGTGTTAAATCTAAAGAGTCAACAAATTCTTCTAGGCTGTTATGTGTATTTATGTGGCTTTGCACAGAATGATAATTGTTACTTTGAAAACAAACAATTGTATCTTTCGGTTTCACATTAAGAATTAGTTTAATGTCATCCTGTTCCATATGCTCGCAGCTTGTATTAATGATGAGTTGGAAAGCATCAGTTCTATCAAAATAATATGACAATGCGTCATCAGTAATAAAATAGTTATGTTCTAAATTTGGATTACCGTGTTGTAAAATGTAACCATATTTTTCACATAATGATTCTGAATCTATATTCCATATTTTAACTTCGTGATTTAAGTGCTGTCTAAGTAACATTCCAGCAATACCGTACCAGCCACCGAGAACAATTACGTCTCTTATAGGACCATCACGCAAATTTTCAGGTTTAAGAAATTTAATAATGTTTTCAACGAGCCATTGCTTACTAGACATCTGGCTTTCGTTTATAGAATTCATAATATCGTAACTTCTATACAGATCTACTTCTTCACTATACTGAGATTCTCTGTAAATGTTTTCTATTGCGCGCAAAGCGTTTTTATAAATTTGCTCTCTGTAATTCATAATTTATCCCATTGTACATATCAATTGGAGCGCTTCCTTCATAAGGATTTGCTACACTGTTAACCAAACCGTCGCCAAAAGTTTTCAATTCAAAACCTTCATAAACTAAAAATCTGTCTATTCCAGGATATTTGCGAGTAAAATAATCTTTATTGCTTAAGAAGTGGTCCCAAACGTTTGATTGCTCTCCTGCAGTCCATGTTATTATTGAACTATTTATTCTTACATCATAAGAATGTTTTCTATAGAATAAATCTTCTTTCCAATAATCTTTTAAAACTGTTAAACCTTCGTAGTCATTTATGAAACTACAAAAATCTTTTTTAATATCCATATCTAAATCAAAGTATAAGCACGTACCTTTAACCGGAAAGTCTTTACTAAACATGGCTAATTTATTCCACCAAAACCTGAGTGTTGGTCTTTTAAAAATTGGTATGATTTTTGTATTAACTAAGCCGGGATTTTCTGTATAACAATAGTAATTCGAACTTGGATAATATTCAAGAAGCTGGCTATATAGTCTATTCACGTGATTGTGATTATACTTATCTCCGTGTTTTACGAATATGATATTATCTGGTTGCATTTTCAATGTTACCCTTTTCATCATATTGTTTTATCTCGATTTTCTCATACGCATCTAAACACCAGTTTTCTATTTGATTGTAAATAAGATGTTCTGCAGTTGCGTAATTTTTCATATTCAAATACTGTATCTTTTTTAATTCTTCTTTTAAGTAATATAAAATTTCAGCAATCTGATTTCCAGGCAAGTGTTTTATTGATACGTTTGTTGGGTATAAAATAGTGTTGTACCACAAATAACAATCATGCTCATTTGTAAATTTTACAAACTCTACCATTTCATCCCAGTTCATATTCATTGGATTTACCATAATAGATAATTTGCGATAGTTGTCTTTACAATATTTTTTAAATATTTCAAAGTTCTTCATTAATAATTTGAAGTCACCATTAACACGAATTTCTTCATATCTTTCTGGTATGAGACTATCAATACTAATGTTTAAATGTATGTTGCATTTGTCTAAAATAGACTGCACTCTCTTATTGTATACTGTTCCGTTTGTTGCTATGTTAACTTTCAAGTTTGGTTTAATTTCAGCAACAGCATCTAGTAAATCTAATAATATTTTTTGTGCAAACGGTTCACCACCATTAACTCTCAACTCAGTTAAATGCGGTATGAATTCTTTCATTTGTTCAATAAAAGTTTCATCAAAAATTTGTGGTAACGGTGGAAGTTTATCTCTGTTTTTACGAATGCCGCTGCTTAAGTTGCCGCTGCACATGATACATTCAAGATTACATTGATTGCTTAATTCTATTTCCATTAAAGATGGCATTGTTTTTATAGGAAATGTTTCGTAAGCTTTTGCTAAAGGCCAGATACCAGTATCAATGTCTTTTTTGCATTCTCTGCATCTATTTAAAAAAGTATCTTTACTTAAGGCATCTCTGTATTTTTGAAAATGCTCACCTGTCCATATATCAATTAAAGATCGATCTTTGCTCCATGTATCGCAATATCCGGGCAACTTCCAACAAGGAGAAACTTTTCCCTGTAATGTAATATACATATTATTAAACGGAGCTTTGCAAGATGTTTCTATTTCCATAATAATATCTCTTCCCATTCTGGAAATATTTCAACAAACGATTGTTTACGTTTCTTATCTAGTTTATTTGTGATAGAACGAAACTCAAAAAAATCATCTGCGCTATCTACATTCATAAAACTTATGATAGATTTGTATTTTTCTTCAGAACCAAATTTATCAAGAACTTCGTTTTTAGCTCTTACTGGCAGATTTTGTATAGACAAATATCTAGGCTCATGCAAAATGCCATTATCGATATGAATATTTTCAGATTGAGCCCAAGCGTCTAATTCATCTAAATAGTAAATATTAAAATTATTAATTGTTCTATAAATTGTCACATCAAAATTTGGATATTTATTTGTCATGGAAAAAATATTAGCTTTTATAAGTTCCCATTTAGAGTTATCTCGGGCGTATTCTAATCGTGGACCAATATCATCTATGCTGATAGGTATGCGAACTTTCTTAAACTTCGCCA